GGGGAATAAAGATTGGCTGGCTCTTTAACCGTTCTCTTGCCTGATATATAAGACGGTGCTTGCTGAGTCTTACGATCATGGGTCTTCTGAATGGAGTTAACAACCGTTGATACCTCAGTAACAGGCAAGGGCGGCTTGTTTTGAGCGTTCCAAGACTGAACAAAGAACTCTGTAAAGTTTGCATTCAGACCTTTGGCAATCAAGAATCCTGCCAACCTAGCAGCTTGATCGTTTCTGCTTCCTTCGGTTACACCATCAATAGACAGAGGAGTTGATATAGGTTGGCCATCAACAGCTTTCTCAACACCTGTTACCTTGACCCATAACTCTTTGGTAAAGTCTGGTAGATCCTCAACGTCGTTTAAATCCCAGTCTGGGATTGTTATAGGCGTATAAATAGCACCCGTTGCATGAATGTTATGAGGGGCAACGATTAGACCGCCCACTCCTCTGATATCAATCAGCTTGGCAGGGTCATAACCATCAACACGCCTTGCTACCCAAGTCGTAAAGTTCTCAGGGTTGTTGTAATAATAGTGAACCCCTTTTCCTGTCGCCACTTTAAAAGGTGTAATTGGTAAATTGGCTTCAACCCAGTTAACCGCTTCCGCAGTATCTGCATCAACTACAATAAATTTTCCGCAGACCAAGGCAACGACTACATCGTCTCTCCCCTTGAACCACTTCTCTATCTCCTCTGTCGTTGGCTGTCTCTCTTGAAACTTTTGCCACCCACCTAATTCTTTGGTAGGTACTTTATTATGCCGATGTAACGGTACTACACTTAGTCCGTGTTCAGCATAGGCAAGTGCAATATCCAACGCAGAGTCTTGCTCTGTTACGTTTAAATTGAACACTGTTATTTTGCGCTTTCAACTTCTTCAATAGGACCATAAATAGATTCAAAGTCTAGTTTGCCGCCAGACGCATGAATTATTTTTTTAGCTTGTTTAATAGAGGGTTGTCTTAAACCATATCTCCAAGCTTTGGTTGAGGCTGTCGAGCAGTCGAACAATTCGGCCGCAGGTTCAGTACCTATAAATTCAATATACTTCTTTAAGGTTATTCTTTGCACTTCTCTCTCCTTGTATTCTGGTTCTAGGTTTATTGTTTTGAAGGTTTTCAGCTCCTCATCTGTTAAGGCTTTGAGCCTCCAGAGGTAGTTAACCTTCCATTGCTTCTCGTGTACTTCTCTCATTTTACATTCCGTTAAAAATATCTTGTTCACGCATTGTAATTTATTTTTATATGATTTAAAATAGTTTTTTAACTAAAAGGAGAAGATAAATGTCAGAAGATATATTAAGTCGTATCGTAAGTCCAAGTCAGTTGGTAGATCAACAAGGCGCTAAGCTTTTAATCTACGGGGCTTCAGGTGCGGGTAAAACAACTACTTGTGCGACAGCACCTGGTAAAACTTTAATCATCAGTATGGAAGCTGGTCTGTTATCTATTAAAGATGCAGACAATGTAACCGCTATTGAAGTTAAAGAAGCGGCAGAAATTGAGCAGATTGCTCAAATGCTAGAGAATGGTCAGCTTGACTATGACACTGTTTGTTTAGACAGTGTTACAGAAATGTCTGAGCTTTTATTAGCGCAGGAGAAAGCAAGGTCTAAAGATCCTAGACAAGCATATGGTGAGGTCATTACAGTAATGACAAGAACCATGCGTAGATTTAGAGATCTTAAGATGCACGTTATCTTTGTTGCAAAAGAAGATAAGCTGCGTGACGAATCAACTGGTATGTTTCACTATCAACCAATGATGGTTGGTGCAAAACTGCCTACCCAAATTCCTTACTTCTTTGATGAAGTGTTATGTCTTAGGACTTTCACTGAAGAGAATGAAGAAGGGAAGAAAGTAACCAATCGTTGGTTGCAAACAGTTCTTGGTGATAATTATGTTGCTAAGGACAGGAGTGGCAAATTGGATTCTTTTGAAGAACCTAATCTGTCATATATTATTAATAAGCTTGGATTTACAAAAGGAGAAGAATCATGAGCGATTTTACAAATGTCACTTTAGACTTTAGCGCTGAGGAAGAGAGATCTTCAACAATACCTGAAGGCGAATACTTGACGGAAATAAGTGTGTGCGAGAAAACTCTTTCTCAAGCAGGTAACGAATACCTAAAACTGGAAGTAAAGGTTGTAGGGGATAAATATCAAGGGTGGATTGCTAGAGACAATCTAAATCTTTGGTACACAAACGCTGACGCTGAAAAGCAAAACATGGTAAGGGAGATTGCTTCTAAGAAGTTTACTTCATTACTTAAAGCTTTAGGCAGAAGTAACGCGCCAACAAATGCTACGGAACTGCAAGGATGCAAAGTTACGAGTAAGTTTGGTATAGAAAAAAGCAACAATCCAGATTATCCTAACGATAAGAATAACATTGTTGCATTTAAACCATTGGGCACTGTTGCTCCACAACAACCAGGCGAGGCTCCGGCTTGGGTGAAAGAAGATACACCTTCTGCCGCTCCAGCTAAACCAAGCTTGTAGGGATAAAGGCTTGCTAGGGCGCCTGCTTAAAGGTTAGTTATCTGTTCCCCTCAGATTAAACGCTAACCACCTAGCACTTCTAATGAATTTCTAAACTTATGTGATGATTTGGGTTGCACTCAGAGACATCTAGTATTGTTGCTATATTTAAACTTGAGCTTTCTTCCATTGAATGAAGTTGAACGTAGAGTTCTGCTGTATCTTTGTTTGGAGCACGCAAGATCATAGCGGTAACTTGATCTTCGACCCTGTAACAACAAATAAACTTTGGATAATACGACAACATTTATTAATATTATCACAATAATTATTTTTTAATTTAGCTTATATTTTCTTTATTTTGTTCTAAATTATTGACATGCAAGGCGATTATTGAGTAATGAATAATCTTTAGTAAGTCAGCTCTTTGTTTGCCATTTTTTTTACCATACCTCATTGCATATTTCATAATATTGCCAACACAAAAGCCTTCACCATAACCAGAATCGATAATCATATCGGTCGCTTGATATTTTCCATTGGCATAGTGTTGGCTATAAGTATTGTCAATATAATCTTGCAGCTCAGCAAACGTTAGATCCTCGCTAAACTTATAATCAATCATAGCTCTAGGTCTACAATATTTGGTGAGTTGTAAATAGAAAGATGGCCGCCTTCTGAGTAATTCTTGTATGACTCTAAGAAGCCTTCCATCTTTGCCCAACCTAAATCCATCTGCTCGTCTGTTATACGAAATACTTTGGATGCATAAGGGTAGCTTTTCTCTTGAGCCACAAAGATAAACTCTCTCATCTTAAATCCTGCCGCTTCCATCCCTCTTCGATACCAAGCTGCTTGCATGTCATAGCCATACTTTCTAACAGAGTGAACAAATTCTTTTGGGTCGCATGACTGAGTTGTCTTATAGTCAACCACACATATTTCATCATCAGCATAAGGGCTCTGTACAGGAGGACAGATAACATCTGGCCTACACTTACAAAGAACCTCGCCTTCATACCAATAGAAACTAGCCTCATCAACTTTGCCATCTGCATTTAAATAAATGTTGCCCTCCTCAATCATATGTTCCTTCATACCCTTAATAGATTTCATTTCATTCTCTTTAATAACGGTTAAGCCTCTTTCCTCATATTCTCTTTTAAGGTCTTTGTTGGCATTGGTATAAGGCGAACCCATTACGACAGCGACTGTCTGGTTGAATACTTCTTCACCCTCTACCAATAAAGCATGAGCGGCTGTACCAAAGTTCATCGCAGGGGTTGTTTCCTGGACCTTTTCAATTGCGTGCAGTTGAGACTTGCCAAAGGCTCTAATCTTACTGCTACTAATACCAACGCCAGCGTGGTAAATCGAGTTAGGTATATCCGCAAATACAAGGGAGTTACCCTTTACTTCAGATTTAAATTCTTCAAGTTCTTTTATTATCATCTTCATACTCCAAAAGCATCGTTTGCACGACTTTGTTATTTAACATTGGTTGAGGCCAATATTTTAATTTGCTGTAAATATTTCGTAGGTTTTCTCCAAAATCTAATTTCTCATTATACTTTGGATTGCCTATTGAATCCCAGTAGTTTTCAACTTCTATTAAATCATCCCTTGATCCTTGAAACGTTATTTCTAACTCACTTAGATTAAAAGGTATAAATTTAAAGTCTCCCGTTTTTCTTTTAAACGGGTAGCAAAGTTTTGGTTTACCGATCTCCATACATTCTATTTACAATATTTGGAAACTTACCTGAAAAGTCCACTTTAATTTTGTCTGGAGTTTTCATCTCCAATTGACGAAACAAAGCTTCATCCACCGTTGCGGGTGGAGATTTTCTTAGGCTGTCTCCCGTTACCATTTCATTCCAAATCTTTACGGCTTTCTGCCGCGCATATCCAGAATGCTCAAAACATAAAAATTCATTAATCATCTTATTGCCTGTCTTATAAGTAATTTTTA